GAGGCGATGTACGTCGAGGCGATCCACAAGAAGCTCGCCGACAAGGCGATCCAGACGAAAGACCCCGGCTGGAACCTGCTGCCCGGCGAGGTCGCGCCGGAACCGGAGGAAGCATGAGAGCCTGTGTGGTGACGTTCATCGGTGACATGTTCTCGGCGCACGAGATCGCGGCGATGCTTTACACTGCGCCCGAGGAGGCGACGGTGCGCTGGATTCAATCGGCCGACTTCGGGCGCGAGGTTCCCGAGTGAGCGACGTTGACTGGCTGGAGGTCTTTCTGATCCTCGGGATCGGGTTCCTTCTCGGTTGCGCGTTGGGCTTGCTGCGCCGATGATGAACCTCGGCATCCGCGAGGCGTGGGGCGACGACCAGATCTTCTTCCGCTGCGGGTGCCAGATGCTGATCTGGCGCAAGCCTGACTCTCTCGGCACCTTTCCGGTGCGGGTCGACTGCTGCAACGAGCAGCATCTGTTGGGGCTCGTCGCGCATTTACGTGCCGAGCGAGCGGTGTGGCAATTTCCCATTGAATTGTCAGTGATTTATCGCGAACGACTCTAAATTTCTTGCATTTCTGCAATTTGCGGGATAGTCGCATCGTGCAGTGGTGCAAGAAAAGCCCAAGCGCGACCTTTCCGCGCTGAGTCGCGAGGAGCTGGCCGAGGAGCTGCGCGCCCTCACCGAGCAGACCGAGACGGTCGTCCGCTCGACCGAGTTCCTGCGCTTCAAGCCGCTCAAGTACCAGCTCCCCTGGTTCGAGTCCGAGTGCGAGATCCGCCCCGTCGTCGCCCCGAACCAGCAGGGCAAGACGACGTGGGGTGCGATCGAGACGATCGCCGCCTGCATCGGCGACAAGCCAATCGCGCTCGGCGGCAACGACCGCGCCCGCCCGCTTCGGAGCTCGAGGAAGGGCTACCGGGCGCTGGTCGCTGGCGAGTCGTTCGACGCGCTGCGCGACAACGTGCTGCCGAAGTTCGACCAGTTCATCTCGCCCGGCATGCTGCAGGGTGCTCCGAAGAAGAACGCCGAGGGCTTCCCGTACCTCTGGCGCTTCGCGAGCGGCGCCGAGATGGTGCTGATGTCGTACCAGCAGAACGTGGACGTGTTCGAAGGCGCGGTCTGGGACCGGGCATGGTTCGACGAGCCGCCGCCGCAGAACATCTTCAACGCCGTGCGCCGCGGTCTGATGGCACGTCGCGGCAGGACCGACCTGTCGCTCACGCCGCTCAAGGAGGCGTGGCTGCTCGACGAGCTGCTCGTGCCGGCGCGCGACCCCGACTCGCCGCTCTACGGCTCGGTGGCGGTCTTTCCCGAGATCGACATCCACTTCAACTGCTCGACGTGCAACCCAGGCGTCGGCGTCCTGCCGCACGACCGCATCCTGACCTTTCTCGCGCTGGTGCCGCCGGCCGAGCGCGCAGCGCGCGAGTTCGGCACGTTCGCCGCGGTCGCGGACCTGGAGTTCCCCTACGTCGCGCCCGAGACGCACGTCGTGCCGGACATCGACGTGAAGCGGTGGGGCTGGCCGGTCGTCGAGGTCGTCGACCCGGCGATGAAGCGTCCGCTGCACATCGGCTGGTTCACCGTCGACCCTGACGAGAACTGGTTCTGGGTGCATGCGGCGCAGGTGCCGAACGACGGCTTCCGGCGGATGGTGCGCGACATCCAGAACCAGCGGCGCTTCGTCGGGCGCGAGCCGGATCGGGCGATCATGGACCGCCGCGGCGGCAAGCACCGCATCGACGTGGAGCTCCGGCAGGACTGGTTCGACAAGTTCCGCGAGGCGGGCATCCGCTACGAGGAGTCGGTCGACACGCACGTCCAGACGCTTCACGACTGGATGCGTCCGACCTTCAACCCGCACACCGGGGACAAGCAGATCCCCAAGCTGCGCATCTGCCAGAGCGTGGCTGACATGCAGAAAGGACCACTATGGGCGTTTCGAAGGTTCGTCTGGGTGACCGACCCGACGAAGAGGGACCGGAGGGTCTACGACCAGACGGGGAAGGACTGGATCGACCTGGCGATGTACCTGCGGGCAGCGGAGCCGTCGTTCAAGAAGCTGATGCGAATGGCGGACGACGACGTGGGGCGCGAGCGAAGTCAGTCGAACCTGGCGCTGTCGTACAGCCCCGAAAGCGAGGGCGCCCCAAGGGCAGCAAGAACAAGAACCCGCGGAAGCCTCGCGGAGTCGTACAGCACGTCGAGCGACTGGAGGCACCTGATCCCGAGGGGGTACAGCTAGCCGCGCCCGAGGCCGACCAGGCGATCCACGGCTTCACGACCGCGCAGCTCGACGAGCTTCTGCACAACGCCTACCAGAGCGGGATTCGGGATGGCGGCAATCAGGGGCGCGCCGCGTGGACGCACCCCGACAACCGCAACATCGTGGCGAGCCTGATCGGCGCCGCGGTGATCGACGACCCGCGCGAGTTCGGCAACTGGTGCAAGCACGGGTTCGAGCTGCTCGAGCAGTTCCGGCTCGGCGAGCGCGACGAGCGCGTCATGTTCGCGCGGGCAAACGCGGCGCTGCAGAACCAGCCTGCCGTGACCATGGGCGGCGACCGCATCCCGCTCGCCGCAGGCGACGGGCGCGAGCCCTCGCCCGAGGCGCTGGCGCGCTGGAACGCTCGCGTGAACCAGCACCTGCAGGCGGGGCACGCCGTGCCGACCGACCAGCCGCAGTTCGCGCAGCAAACCTACGCCGGGCCTGCGGTTTCCGAGGCTGCGCTGGCGCAGAGCTACGGCCAGCCGGTGGCGCAGCCGGGTGACATGGCTGCAGTGGTGCAAGATTTGGTGCGGCGAGAACTTGCATCTCTGCAAGGTTCGGCGTATGCGGCAACTGGCATGCCACAGCAGGCACCAGCTCCGACGCCGTTCCCCGCCGCGCCGGTCGTGCGTCCGACGCCGACATGGACGAACGGCGGATTCACGCCGTCAGGGTACGTCGTGCCGGCGAGGCGGTAAGTGCTAGGCGGCGGGATGGGTGGCATGATGCCGCCCGGCGGGCTGCCCAGCGGCGCGGCGCCCGCCCCGCCTGCTTCGCTCTCCGATCCGTTCCCGCGCCCGACGTGGGCGGACTACGTCCAGCGCGATGACTGGCGCCAGCTCGGCATCGTCGACCGCGAGCGCGCGGCAGCGATGACCGAGCAGGATCTGGTCCTGATGGTCCAGAACGCGCGCCAGCAGTCGGCGACCGCCCGCGCCCCGCTCGAGGTCGAGTGGCGCCGGATGGAGGATCTCTACCACCTCCGCACCATGGACCGGCGCAAGCAGGGCTGGCAGGCGAAGGTCAAGGTTCCCGAGCTCCAGACGAAGATCCGCGTCACGCTGTCGCAGCTCCAAGGCACGCTGCTCGACGCGCCGCAGTGGTTCCAGGTCTACAACGACCCGAAGACCTACTACGAGCCGCAGACGCGCCTCCTGCAGCACTGGCTCGAGATCGTGCTCGAGAACGCGCGCACGGTCGAGAACGTGCTCGCCATGTGGGAGGAGGCGTTCCTCCTCGGCACCGGCTTCCTGCGCGTCTCGCCCGAGTACTTCATGGAGCGCCGGCCGCACATCATGCCGCCCGACCCGATGGAGGTCGAGCAGTGGCAGATGGCGATGCAGCAGTACACGTACACGGCGATGCAGGCACAGCAGATGGGCCAGCAGCCGCCGCCCCCGCCGCCCCCGCCTCGCCCCTACGTCGCGACGCACGACATGGAGCGCCTCAAGTTCGAGACGCAGTTCGTCTCGGCATGGTGCATCTACCCCGACCCCTACGCGAGCGACTTCTACAAGGGTAAGTTCGTCATCGAGGAGTCGGCGGTCGACGAGGAGGACATTCGCTCGCGGCAGCAGGCGGGCGTGTACGACTCGATCGAGGACATCGGCGAGCCGATCTCGTGGGAGGCGTCGCGCGAGTCGCGCTATCGCCGCACCGAGCTCCTCGACTCGCGTGCGCTGCGCCGCCGCCAGCACCTCGTGCAGGACTACCGCGGCAACATCTACGACAAGGACGGCAAGATCGTCGCCGAGAACTGGTGGATCACCGCGGCGAACGAGAAGACGATTCTGCGCTGCGCGCCGAACCCGCGCTGGCGCGGGCAGTCGGGCTACATCTGCTCGACGCCGCTGCCGTACCGCGGGCGCCCGTGGGGCATGCCGCTCTGTGACGCCGACTCGCGCATTCAAGAGCAGTGCGAGAAGGTTCTCAACCTGATGATCGACGACGCCATGTACGCGGTACTGGGCGTCTTCCTGATGGACGAGACGAAGTGCGACGAGCCGTCGATGCCCGAGGATCTGTGGCCCGGCAAGATCTACCGCGGGCGCGAGGAGTTCGTCCGCAAGATCCAGTTCCAGACGCAGATCAACAACCTCTGGCCGTTGTACAACAAGCTCGAGCAGATCGGGCAGTCGTCGACCCAGATCAGCGAGTTCATCGACGGCTCGCCGAGCTCGCGCGGGCGCCCGACTGCGACCGAGGTGCAGTCGAAGACGAGTGCCGGCACGGCGTACCTGCACAACGTCGCGCGGCGCCTCGAAGAGAACGACCTCGAGCGCCTGCTGACGTTGCTGAAGGACGACATCATCCAGTTCGGCAACGACACGGGCGACCCGCGGCTGAACGACCTGCTCGAGCAGTTCGGCGGACCCGGTGCGGCGCAGTTCTTCCAAGACGACCTGACTCGCTTCCAGACGCTCGACGTTCCGACGCGCATCACCGTGCGTGGCATCAGCCAGATGATGTCGCGTCAGGATCTGATGCGGCGTCTGCTGCAGCTCATGTCGCTCGGGCAGCAGCTTGGCATCCCGCCGATGAACATGCTGCAGATCTTCTACACTGCGGTGAGCACGCTCGGCTTCGACCCCGAGCAGCTCGGACTGCCCGAATCGCCTGAGGCAATGCAGCAGCTCCAGCAGGAGATGATGACGCAGCAGCAGGCAATGGCCGGCGGGGCTGGACCGGGGGGATCGGGATCGGCTGCACCACCGGCTCCGGTGACCACCAACGCGGGACAGCCCCCGCCTACTTCCGACGCGCTCGCCGCGCAAGCGCAAGCGCAAGGGCCGCCGATCGCGGCCTAGCCGTACCTGCTCGCGGCCAAGTGAGTAGAAAACCTGCGTTTGGAGACGCACGAAAGGACTGACCATGGACCCGAAATTCCGCGACGACATCGCGACGAAGAAGCGGGCGCAGGCGAGCTGCACCTACGTGAACACGTCGTTCACCACGACCGGGCTCGCCACCTGTGTAACCCCGAGTTCGGGATACAAGCTGCGCATCTACGCGATGCGCCTGCAGGCGTATGTGACGACCATCCTCGCCTCGGCGACGGTGGGCGATCCGCTGCTCGTCTGCGACAACGCGATCGCCACGCCGATCATGGACTTCCGCCTCGGCCCGAACGCGACGGCGACTCGCGCAGCGCAGGGCGGCTACGTCGTGGCGGCGAACGACGCGACCACGGTCCACTACGGCTTCGCCGAGGTCGACTACGGCACCTCTGGCCTGCTCCTGAGCGCAGCCAACAACGTGCTCAAGGTCGGCCTAGCCAACACGATCACGACCGGCGTGATCGCGGTGCGTGGCTTCGTCATCCACATCTCCGAGGCGCCCTGATCGCTGACTTGACGGGGGCGCCCGCGGCCCCCGCGAGGTTTCACATGAAACGTCTTCTGATCCTGCTCGCCTTGCTGGCGAGCCCGGCGCTGGCGCACGCCGAGGGCGGCACGCCGACCAACCCGCTCTATGTGCGCGAGCAGCAGGGCACGACGCGCACCTACGCCGAGGTCGACTGCACGACTGCGGGAGACATCGCGCTGGTCGCGGCAGCGAGCACGGCCAACGCGCGATCCATCCTGTTCACCAACGAGGATGCGTCGAACTTCGTCACGATCTGCCCGGTGACGGCAGCGGCTGGCGTGTGCGACGCAGTTGGCGAGGGCTTCACGCTCTGGAACAAGGGCAGCATCCCGTTCGACCGCTCGGTGCGCGACACTGGCTGGAGCTGCAAGGGCGACACTGGCACCGTCAAGGTCGGCGTCCTGATCGAGAAGTAGGGAGGTCGCGTGCTGGCGCGCGTCCTCCTGCTCGGCCTGCTGGCCCTCGTCGGGCTCTCCTTCCCCGCCTGGGCCACTGGTCCGGCTAACTACCCGCCCGGCGGCAGCGGCTCGGGCGTCGTCGCCAACACTTGCACGTCGGGTGACTTCTTCTCCGCTGTCGACGGCAGCGGGAACTTCACCTGTTCCACGCCGTCCGGCTCCGGCGATGTGACTGCGGTTGGCGACTGCACGACCGGCGACTGCTTCACGGCGTCGAGCGGCAACAACTCGCTGATCTTCGAGGGCAGCACCGCCGACACCAGCGAGACGACGCTGACGGTGGTGGACCCGACATCGGATCGCACGATCTCGCTACCCGACATTGGCGGCGTTCTCGCGATCAAGAATATCGGGACATCGCTTCCCGCCACCTGCACGGCGGGGGAGTCGTACTTTGATTCGGATGCGCGCTGTGGGCAGCAAGAATACGTCTGCACCGCAACCGACACATGGTCCCTCGTCGAGCAGTCTCGGTTCTACAACCTGATCTGCTATGGCGCCGACCCCACAGGTGTCGCCGCGAGCGACACCGCTATTGCCGACTGGTTGGCGGCACCCGGGACAAACAAGCGAGCGATGCTTTACGCCCCAGCCGGGACGTACAAACACGCCAACTCTATCACCATCGGCACCGATGCCGGCGACCGATACGGGACCATCGTTGGTGACGGAATCCGGTTGACGAAGTTCAACTATACTGGGTCCGCTTATGCGTTTGACCTGACCTCCGCATCTGGGTTCGACTTCCGCGACTTCTCAGTCTCGACCAGCGCCTCTGCGACAGGCACGTTCAGGTTGACGGACTCCAATTACATCCAGTTTGCGAACCTGATCCTCGATGGTGCAAGCTCCACGGGCACGGGATTCCGCCTCGACACGTCATCCTCGACCACGTCGCACAATCGCTGGGAGCGAATCTACCTCACCCAACTAGCCCTCGGTTTCGATTTCAACGGGGATGCGAATTCCAACTTGCTTGAGGATCTGACGTTCGCGAGTAGCGTCACGCAGGCGATCTCGATGGCAGCAGATACCAACACCATTCTGCAAGCTGAGATCCTTGCCGGAAACCCGGCTATCCTGATCGAGTCTACTGCTGATCGTAACAGCTTCATCTCGGTCACCTGCGACGGTCCGACGCTCTGCTGCCAGGCGGACCGCGGCAGCACCGGCAACTCTTTTTTCAAGCACCCGAACACCCCGGCA